GGAATTCTTAGTGTTTATGAAAGAAGTTGTTTCTAATTCTGAAAATGGTAATCGTTTAATTGAAACATTGGTTCGAGCAATTGAAGAAGATATCAACAACTATGAATATGAACAAACGATGGCTGAGTTTGATGAAGATTTAACAAATATTAGTGATGAAACCGATAATGACGATTTAAAGGATTTTATATCGGGTATTCCGGGCATATCATTATCTAATGATGATGAAGAAGACGATGATGACAGTCTATTTGATGAATTAGGTTTAGATAGACCTACGAAATAATAGAAAGGTGGTTTACTTAAACCACCTTTTTTTGTATTTATACATATATGAATACAAGAGCAGAACAGTTAATGGAATATGCGAAGATCATAAAAGATACTCCGTATGCACTTCGTACTTATCTACAAACATTCGATAATACACAAAAGAAGTATGTCCCAATGGATCTATTCGAGGATCAAATTCAATTAATAAAGGACTACGAAAATTACAACGAAAATATTACAAGAAAGTATAGACAGGCGGGTGTTACAACTGTAACTGCTGCTTGGTTATCTAAAAAATTACAATTAGCAAAGCCAGATAATCCAGAAAGAGTTTTACTTATTGCAAACAAACGAGATACGGCTGTGGAGATGGCTAATAAGGTTCGTCACTTTTTGGAACAATGGCCAGATTGGATCAATGTAGGATTTTCACCAGATAAAAACTCTGAAAGTAGATTTAGATTAAATAATGGATGTGAGGTTAAAGCGGTTGCAACATCACCGGACGCCTTACGTGGTTATACACCAACCATACTTGTATTTGATGAGGCGGCGTACATTGAAGCTGGTGAGGATTTTTGGGCGGCATCTATGGCCTCTCTATCAACGGGTGGTAAGATTATACTTGTGTCAACTCCAAATGGTTATGATCCGATTTATTATGGTGTTTATGACCAAGCAATTCGTGGGTTGAATGATTTTCATATTACGGACTTAAGATGGTTTAAAGACCCTCGTTATACTAAAGATTTACGTTGGGTTAAGTGTCAGGACATATGTCATTATATGTTAAATAGAGAACAATATAACGATGATGAATGTGTTCTTTATGATTTTGATTTAAAAGAATATAACAAACTTTTAGAGGATGGTTATAAACCATTCTCATCTTGGTTTGAATCGATGTCTAAGAAATTTAAATACGATAGGCGTAAGATTGCTCAGGAGTTGGAGTGCGACTTCTTAGGTTCAGGAGATGGTGTAATTCCAAGTGACATTCAAGAAAATATTGCTAAGAATATGATTAGAGAACCTATTGAGAAGTATATGCAAGCAACGTTTTGGCAGTGGAAAGAACCAATCATTGGTCATCGTTATATTATGGGGGTTGATGTTAGTAGAGGGGATAGTGAGGATTTTTCTGCAATTTCAATTATCGATTTTGATGACAGAGAACAAGTTGCTGAATATATTGGTAAAATACCTCCTGACGATTTAGCTGCGGTGGCATACAAATGGGCGATATTATACGGTAATGCATTTATTGTAATAGATATTACCGGTGGTATGGGAGTTGCAACGTCAAGAAAATTGACTGAACTTAATTATAAGAATCTTTACATAGAAGGGATTAATACTCAAAATATTTGGGAGTACAATTCTAAAGCTATGGAGAAAATACCTGGTCTTAATTTTAACAATAAAAGAACGCAAATTGTTGCGGCTTTCGAGGAGCAACTTAGAAAAGGTTTTATTGTTAGGTCTGCAAGATTATTAAACGAACTTAATACGTTTGTTTATATGAACGGTAGACCCGATCATATGAAAGGTACTCATGACGATGCAATCATGGGACTGTCCATGGCATTGTATGCTGGTGATGTATCATTCAATTTATTACAAAAAAATGAAAACGCTAATAAAGCTATGTTGGATTCTTGGACTATGACCGAGAGATCGTATGAAACAAATAAATCATTTTATTCGTATGGTACTGCGTTTGACCAAATAGGTTCGATGAGTATGGATAACAATAATCTTTATCATCGAAATAATAATATGAACGTCAGCAAACAAGTTTATCAAGAAAATTCATGGTTATTTGGGAAACGTAAATAATCTTTAGTTTATCACAATTTTAGTTTATATTATAAAGAAAAGTATTTATATACAATGGCAAATCAAAATTTAACAGTATTTCAAAAATTGACCAAAATGTTTGGGTATCCGGGTAAAGCTCCGGTATCACAAGCACCGACATTCAATTTTAGTAAAGATGAATTATTAAAGACGGACAATAGAGAAGAATATGAAAAAGCAATGTTACAAGCTCAACAGAGTCAATACATTGCCGACAAATGGACTAAGTTAGATCAATCACTTTACAATCAATCAGTTTATTATGAACCAAATAGATTGGCGGCATATTATGATTACGAATCAATGGAGTTTACCCCTGAAATATCTGCTGCGTTAGACATCTATGCCGAAGAGTCGACTACAATGTCAGAAAAAGGTCAAATTTTAACTATATATTCTGAGTCAGATAGAATTAAAGAAATATTAGAAGATTTATTTAACAATAGGTTAGATGTAAACACAAACTTGCAAATGTGGACGAGAGGTCTTTGTAAGTATGGTGATAATTTCGTTTATTTAAAATTAGATCCAGAGAAAGGTATTGTTGGATGTCAACAATTACCAAATATTGAAATTGAAAGACTTGAAGGTGCGGCAGCAAGAACAACAACACAAAATAGAGATTTAAAAGTTCCATCAAGAGAATTACGTTTTCAATGGAAAAATAAAGATTTGGAATTTCAAGCATGGGAAGTTGCCCATTTTAGATTATTGGGTGACGACAGAAAATTACCTTATGGTACATCTATGTTGGATAAAATCAGACGTATTTGGAAACAACTTTTACTTGCTGAAGATGCTATGTTGATTTATAGAACATCAAGAGCGCCCGAAAGACGTGTGTTTAAAGTGTTTGTTGGTAACATGGATGATAAAGATATTGAATCATACGTACAACGTGTTGCAAATAAGTTTAAGAGAGATCAGGTTGCCGATCCAAAAAATGGGCAAGTGGATATGAGATATAATCAGATGGCTGTTGACCAAGATTATTTCATTCCTGTTCGTGATGCGGCACAAAGTAGTCCAATTGAAACCTTAGCCGGAGCACAAAATTTAGGTGAGATTGCCGATATTGAATATATCCAAAAGAAGATGTTAGCCGCATTACGTATTCCAAAAGCGTTCTTAGGATTTGAAGAGGTAGTTGGTGAAGGTAAGAGTTTAGCATTAATGGATATTCGTTTTGCTAGAACGATTAACCGAATTCAAAAATCTCTTATTCAAGAATTGAATAAAATTGCTTTGATTCAATTATACCTTTTAGGTATGGAGGATGAGCTTAATAATTTCTCTTTATCATTAACTAATCCATCTGCACAATCGGATTTATTACGTATTGAACAATGGAAAGAAAAAATTACACTATATAAGGACGCTACATCAGATCAATCACAAGTGGGTATCTTACCGGTGTCACATACGTGGGCGAAAAAGAATATACTTGGATTTAGTGATTCTGAAGTTATGTTAGATTTACAACAACAACGTTTAGAAAGAGCATTAGGGTTTGAATTGACAAATACTCAAACAGTAATTAAACGTTCGGGTGTGTTTGATGAGGTAGATGCAAAATACGGTATACCAGAAGAAGAAAGAGAAAAGGCTATGGCCGCAGGAGGTGCTGAAGGAGGTGGAGCAGATATGGGTGGAGGAATGGATATGGGGGGCGGCGCACCGCCACCACCATCGGGTGGAGCGGGTGAAGAACCACTTAGTGAATCTACATTAGCAAGAAAATCTAAAAAATCTAAAATACTTGGTATGTTAGGTGAAGAAAAAGAAGATTTTAATATTCTATTTGATATGGAAAAAGCTCAACAGAATATTTATGAAATAGAGACTAAAATAAATGATATCTTAAACGATTAAACATGAACAAATTCGGGGTTATAAAAACCAAATTACTCAATAAATTAACTGAATCTTATGCAAAAGAAAATAAAGCTGAGATTAAAAATATTTTAACAACAATTAAGGAAAACAAAGATTTTAAAGAAATGTATTTGTTTTATGAAGAGATTGAAGGTAAAACTATATCTGACAAAGAAACTGCAAAATTATATGTTGAGGGCTTGAGTACCATGTTGACTCAAGGCAAAGAAAGTCTAAATGTTTTTTGTGAATCTTTAGATAAAAATTTAAATAATACCGAGGTTGTTAGTAATGAAATTTATGAGGCCTTAGATACATTAGCCGAAAGCGACAAATTGAGTAATATCGAAAAAAAGGTAATTGCTAAAAAGAAATTAGTGGAGCATTTAGTAAGTAAAAAGAAAATTAATGAATCTAAAGAATCTACATTGGTTCCTAATGAAACCTTATTAAACGCTGTGTTAGCAAACAACTTTAATGTTTTATATTCTAACACATTGTCAGAGTCACAAAAAGAAGAATTAAAAAATATTTTATCAATTCCATATGAAGATCTTGTTAATAAAACTACGGAATTGAAAGAATCGATCGTGAAACAAGTATCATCACTATTAAGTGAATCAAATGATACCGAATTGTCCAATAAATTAAATACTGTAAAAGATGAGGTAACACTAATGAGTCCCTCTCGATATAATTATTACAGATTAAACGAATTAAAAAATGGACTTAACTAAGTCCATTTCTTTTTTGTTGTACGTAAACTGCTTTTAATTTTTCAGCTCTTTTCTTTACTGAAGGTTTTACAAATACTTGTCTATCCCTCAATTGCTGAACTTGCTTAGTTTTTTGAACTTTATTTTTATAAGTTCTAAGAGCAGTTTCAATACTTTTCTCGTTAGTTAAATCTACTATAATCATATGTAATAAGTATATTACAAATATATAAAAATATTTTTGGTAATCCCAATTATTTTATTTATTTTTTATTATCACCATAAAATAAAAATAATATGAAATATTAATGAAAACAGGAAAGTATATTCCTTTAGGGACATACAACGAAGTTAAAATCGGTTACGGTACCGTGGATTTTAAAAATCTAAAAACCATTTACCTAAGATTAAATTCATGGCTCCAGCCTGAAAATGAAACAGACGATTTCGATCAAACAATTCACAAATCAAGGCGTAAAGTAAAAGAAATTATTTATAGCCAAAAAAATCCATATTTTAAACAACAATCTATTGTTGATTTAGATATAAGAACTAAGGGTATTAAATTAGAAAAAAGATCTTTTATGAATTTAGAGATTACGTTATATGTTGAAAAACAATTTGACGTTAAGTCGAAAGAAATAAAGAATTACGTAAAAGATTTACTATGTTTAGTTGTTGAGGACGGACTTTCTGATAAAAAACTATTCAATTTTTACAAAACCAAAAAATAATGCGGTTATCGATGTATTTATAGTAATAAAATCTATAAATGAAGATATTAGGACCCAAAGAAATTGGAACAGGAATTTTAATAGAATACGACGCAGGACACGTATCTCCAGAAGACAATAAAAAAATTATACAGGAAATGAAGGGTGTAGACTTCTCAGAAGATCTCATCCTTTATGCTGTTTTACAAAAATACGACACTCCAAATAAGAACGGAAGGATATATCCTGAAATGTTACTTAAAAGAGAAAACGAAAAGTATCAAGCATTAATCAAGAAGGGAAGTGCTTTGAACGAATTAAATCACCCTTCATCTTCACTTATCGATTTAGATCGAGTATCACATTCAATTTTAGAAACTTGGTGGGACGGTAAAATTTTAATGGGTAAAATTAAATTATTCACTTCTCCTGGATGGAAGAAGATGGGTATCGTTTCAACCAAAGGAGACCAAGCTGCAATGTTATTAATGAACGGAGCAACCTTAGGTATCTCTTCGCGTGGTGTAGGATCATTAAAACAAGTTAAAGGTGAGAATATCGTACAAGACGATTTCGAACTTGTTTGTTTTGATTTAGTATCATCACCCTCAACCCCCGGTGCTTATATTTTTAAAGATCCGTCAGAAAGGGATCAATATCAAGAGGCCGAAATTAAGAAACCAACACTTGATAGTAGGATGTCAAAACTTATGGGCAATTTAGATACATTTTTATCTAAATAATAAACTTTATAGGGGTAGGAATATTAAAAAACTCGATTTTTTATAAAATCGTAGTATTTATAAGGTAATAAAAACAATTAATTTTCACAATGAGCGAAAAATCAATTTTAGAACAAGCGTTACTTCAAGTACAAAATCTTGAAGAGGCCGTAAAGCAAAATGCAAAAGGTATACTTGCTTCAACAATGAAGGAAGAACTTAAAGATTTGCTAAAAGAATCATTGGAAGAAGAGGAAGAAGCAACTGAAGAAGATGCTAAACCTGAAGAAGAGGTAGAACAAGATGTAACAGCTGACGACGAAGAAGATGCAGACGATGAGTCTGATGACGACGTTGATGCAGATGTTGATACAGATACAGACCTCGATAACTTAGACTCAACAGATGACGTTGATTCGGATGTTGACAATGATGTTGACATGGACGACATGGATGCAGAAACCGATTTGGATACTGACATGGAAT